CGGTCAACGACTGGTGGGACAACACCATGTCGACCCGCCTCAACGATCCTAAGACGGGTGCTTACGTGGGCGTGATGCAGCGCCTGCACGAGGACGACCTGGTCGGGCACATCCTAGCCAAGGGAGAGCCATGGACCGTGCTCTGCCTGCCCGCGCGCTACGAAGAGGATCACCCGCACGTCTATGCCGGTGATCCCCGCAAGGTACGCGGCGAGCTGCTCTGGCCGGCGCGCGTCGGCGAAACCGAACTGCGATCGCTTGAGGCCTCGCTCGGCTCCTACGGCACCGCTGGCCAGCTGCAGCAGCGTCCGGCACCGGCCGGCGGCGGTATCTTCAAGTCGACGTGGTGGCGGTATTACCGGCCCGAGGCACTGCCTAAGCCGCGACGGATCGTGCAAAGCTGGGATACCGCATTCAAAGCGAAGTCGGGCAACGATTATTCGGTTTGCACAACTTGGGCGGATTGTCCGGATGGCTATTACCTGATCGATATCTGGAAAGAGCGAGTCGAGTTTCCCCAACTCAAACGGATGCTAGTATCGCTCGCCGCGAAGGAATTTGGCGGACGGACGGCGGACGCCATCTTGGTCGAAGACAAGGCATCAGGACAATCACTAGTCCAGGAACTGCGATCCGGCACAACGCTACCCATCATTGCCGTGCCGGTCGATAACGACAAGATCGCACGGGCCTATGCCGTGACGCCGATCATCGAAAGCGGGCGCGCGTTTCTTCCTGAGGGTGCGTCGTGGCTCGCCGATTACACCGGCTCGCTCGCGATGTTCCCTAACGCGCCGCACGACGATGACGTGGACTCGACGACACAAGCGCTCGCGTTCCTCAGTCGTCGCCAAAAAACCATTATCACCGGCCCGATGATCGTCGGCGGTCAACGTAGCAGCCCCGGATAGGTAAGGACCGCATGGCAAAGACCCCCACGTCCGGCAGATCGGCGGCACCGGACGCAAGTCAGGGATACCGCGCGCCGCCGATGGTGCCCGATATGGCCTGGCGCTCGGTCGGCTCCTCAGGCCTGCGTCAGTACAGCGGCTATGTCCGCGAAGAATTCCTGCCCAATCTCCGTGGCCGCCAGGCGGCGCGGACCTACCGCGAGATGATGGACAATTCGCCGACGGTCGGCGCCATCCTGTTCGCGATCCAACAGTCGATGCGTCAGGTGACATGGCGCGTCGAAACCGCGGACGACCGGCCCGAAAGCGTCGAAGGCGGCGTGTTCGTCGAGAGTTGCATGGAGGACATGACGCACGGCTGGCCCGACTTCGTGTCGGAATCGCTGTCCATGCTGCCCTATGGCTTCGCTCCGCACGAGATCGTCTACAAGCGCCGGCTCGGCAAGCAGAAGCGGGCTCCAGGCCAGAAGAAATACTCGAGCAAGTTCAACGACGGCAAGGTCGGCTGGGCCAAGCTTCCGCTGCGTGGGCAGGACACGATTCTGAAATGGTTCTTCGACGAAGAGGGCGACGTCACCGGGCTGACCCAGCAGCCGTGGTTCGGCGGTCTGATCGACATCCCGATCGAGAAGTTGCTGCTGTTCCGTCCGCGTCCTTGGAAGAACAATCCCGAGGGCTATTCGATCCTGCGCAACAGCTATCGGCCCTGGTGGTTCACCAAGCGCCTGGAAGAGCAGGAAGCCATCGCGCTGGAGCGGATGAGCGGCACGCCCGAGTTTCGCGTGCCGAACGAATTACTCGAAAGCGCCGCGTCCGGCGATACCCAGGCGGTCCAGGCACTCGAAGCCTTCAAGTCGATTGTCACCGGCATCAAGGTCGACGAGCAGATGGGCCTGGTGACGCCGTCCGACACCTACATGGACGGCGACGGCAAGCGCTCGAACATCCCGATGTACGAGTTCCGCTACAACGTGCCGCAGGGGCGTATGTCGGCGAATTTCGACGTGCCGATCCAGCGCTACAAGCTCGACATCATGACCAGCGTGCTGGCCGATTTCCTTGTGCTGGGCCACAGCGCGCGCGGGACGCAGAGCCTTGCCACGACGAAGGTCGATCTGTTCTTCCAGGCGACCGAGGGCTGGCTGGAATCGAATGCTGCCGTGCTCAACGAGACGGGCATCAAGCAGCTCTGGGAAATGAACGGCGAGCCCGAGGATACGGCCCCCCAACTGGCGCCGGATATGCCCAAGCGCGTCGACCTCGATGTCCTCGGCAATTTCATCATGCAGATGTCGCAGTCCGGTGCCCGGCTGTTCCCCGACGACGATCTCGAAAACTATCTTCGCGACGTCGCCGATCTGCCCGAACTGTCGGAAGAGCAATTGGCGGAGGCCGTCGCCAGCGCCGGCGAGTCAGACGCCAACCCGGTCATTCGCGAGGATCTGCAAAAGGCCCTCGCCGCGATGATCGGTCGCCGCCTCGATCGCACTGGCCTGATGCCGCAGCGCAGCGGCCCGAAGCGGAAGAAGAAATGACGCGGCTGATCAAGGCCGCCGATATCCAGCCGGCCGACGATCCTGCTCGGAAGTTGGCGGAAAAGCGCGAGAAGGTCATTCGCGACGCCCTGATCACGATGTTGCTCGGCCTGTCCGGCCTGTTCACCGGCGCCGCGGTGTTGCGATTGATCGAGCGTCTCGACAGTCGCGCGTTGGCACAGCTGCTCAGCAGTCAGGAAGCGCAAGACCTGTTCATTGCCGGCTACCAGCCGATCGCCGATACCATGCTTACTGCGGCACGGCAGGCAGCGAACGACAATTTTCTCGGGCTGATCGCCTATGACCCGCTGGCTTCGATCGAGGCGGTACGGGTGTTGCGCGATCAACTGGCGCAATCGGTGCTCGGCGGGGCGCAGCAGGCTATCCAGGCGCAGATCCTTGCCGGGCTGCGCACCGGTACATCGCCCGAGCTCGTCGCCGAGCGCTTGCGTGCCGTGATCAGTCTCACGCCACAACAGGCGCAGGCGGTGGCCAACTATCGGCGCATGCTCCAATCCGGAGACGCCACCGCGTTGCGCCGTGCCCTTCGCGACCAACGATTCGATCGTAGACTGTTGCGCGCGCTCAGCGGCGATACCGGCCTGTCGACCGAACAGATCGACGAGATGGTCGCCGCCTATGCGAAACGATCGCTCGAATATCGCGCCAAGCAGATGGCCGCGACCGAGGCGATGCAGGCGGCAGTGTCAGGCATTCGTGAAGCGCATGTCCAGGCGGTCAATTCCGGCCGGCTGTACGACAGCGAGGTCAAGCGATTCTGGCTGACCGCGGGCGACGAACTGGTCTGCCCGGTGTGCTCGTCGGTGCCGCTGCTCAACCCGCAAGGGGTCGGGGTCAACGATGAATATCGGACAATCAACGGTCCGGTCTTGGAGCCGGTGCTACATCCATGGTGTCGGTGCAGTGAGAGGTATGTGACCAATATGTCACGCCTCACCCAGTCGCCGTTCAAACTCGCAGCATAGGAGGTCAGGCGCATGCATCGGGACTTCCGCAGCGTCTTCAAGGATATGACCGCATCGTCGGTGCACACCCCAACCGCGATCGGCAATACCGGTCGAGGCAAGGCCAAAGAGTTCAAGGCGATGCTTGCCGACAGCAAGCCGGACATCGCCAAGCGCGATCTCCAGCCCAATGCCGACGGCGCCACGGCGAAGTCACCGTTCCTCTACGATCCGAACGCCCTCGCCTCGCTACGCCCCGATCAGGTGCCGCGGTTCTTCGGCGCGCTGACCGATAGCGATAAGCTGCCGACGCAGGACGTGAAGCTGGCCGATCTGCATGCGATGCAGGACAGGGTCGATCCCGCCAAGGTGAGCGCCATCGCGGCCGGCGGCGGCCAAGGCAAGCTCGCCGTCGTGGTTCGGCATGATGGCAAGCACTACATCGCCGATGGTCACCACCGGCTAAGCGCCGACTGGCTGGCCGGCAAGGAAACGGCCAGCGTCCATTTCAAGGATCTGGAGCCGGTCGACCAGGCGCTCAAGCGCGCGCCCGATGAGCCGGCCAATTTCCGTATCGCCAAGGTCGACGATGCGCTCGGCCTCGTCTTCGGCTGGGCGATCGTCTGCAAGGTCGCCGGCGAGGACTATTACGACCTCAACGTCGATCGCGAAGGTCCCCGTGCCGGCGAGCGTGTCCCGGAGCATATTCCCGAGCCCGTGATGTTGAAGGCGGCGGCCGAGTTCATGCAGACCGCCGATCGTCCCGGCAACGACATGCACGACGGCCCGGATTGCGGCCAATATGTCTTCGCGTTCCCGCTGACGACCGATGTCGCCAAGGCGCTCGGCATCGAGACCGAGAAGACCGGCCTGCTCGTCGGGTTCAAGCCACCCGCCGACGTGTTGGCGAAATACAAATCTGGCGAATATACGGGCTTCAGCATCGAGGGCCGGCGCCTGTCCTATACGGAGCATGCCGCATGAGCACGATGAAGCGCGTCCTGAGGGCGCTGACCCTCTCCAAGATCGCCGCGGTCGACGCGCCGTGCCAGGAGCCAGCCCTTGCGGCGATTCTGAAGCGGGCGCCCGAAGACCTCAGCCAAGGCGGCAAGATGGCCAAGGCCCTGTTCGGCGCACTGAGCAAGGGTGGCTACGTCATCTGCGGCGATGACGTCGACGCCACCGCCGAGGATTTCGATGCGGCACTCGGCGAGCAGACCGTCAGCCAGAAATTCTGGTCCGACTATTACGACGCGACGCGCGCGCTTGAGGAATCGCTGACGTCGATCCTCAAGGACGACGCCGTCACCGACAAGCCGCCGATCGTCGCGCAATCACTGCAGCAATTCGCTGACCACGTCGAAACGATCATGCCGGGCCAACTCGGCAAGTCCCTAGCCGCGGGTATTGCGGCGCTTGCCGGGGAAACCGGCGCCACGGTCCATAAAGGAGTTGTCATGACCGATGAACTGAAGAAGGCGCTGGGCCTCGAAGCCAGCGCGACCGATGCCGATGTCATGAAGGCGATCGGCGCCCTCAACGAAACCGTCGAAAAGGCCAAGGCCGACAAAGCCGAAGCCGACGCGAAGGCGAACGAGAAGAAGGAGCCCGACGGCGATGAGGTCGCCAAGATGGTCGCGACCGGCGACGCCTTCCGCGCGATCGACGGCTCAGTGATCACCAAGGCGAAGGCCGGCGATCTCTACGCCGTGCTGAAGTCGCAGAACGACACCCTCGCCAAGCAGGCCGACGAATTGACGAAGGCGCGCGACCGTGAAGAGGAAACGAGTTTCGCCAAGCGTGCGACCGATATCGGGTTTGGCGCCGAGTTCGGCCCGACGCTCCGCAAAGCCTATGGTGGCGATGCCGCGGCCCAGATCGAGATCGAGAAGCGAATCCTCGGCTTGCAGGCTCAGGTCTCCGCCGGCGACGTCTTCAAGAACTTCGGCCACAACAGCCCGGCAGCTGGTTCTGCCGCAGAGGAACTGATGGCGAAGGTCGAGGAGATCAAGAAGGCCGAGCCCGGCCTGACCGATGCCCAGGCCTATGCCAAGGCCTATACCGATCCCGCCAACACCGACATCAAGAAGCGCATGAAGGCGGAAAGCCAGGGCTGATCGCCGCCCACCTCAACCACCTGTCCCGCTGAGAAGCGGCACTACCCAGAGAAGGAATGATCCGATGTCCACTTATGGCGTTGGCCTGACCGAGGGCGGCAATCTCGTTACCGCCACCGATCTTTCGACCAAGCAGTTTTGCGCGGTCAAGCAGACCACCACTGCCCGTACCGTCGCCCTCGCCTCCACCGGCGGCGAGGCGATCACCGGCATCCTCTGCAACACCCCTGTGGCCGGCGAGGCAGTCGAGGTCCGATTCAGCGGCTACACCAAGGCGCTGGCCGGTACCGGCGGCTTCACCGCCGGCGACGCGCTCCAGACCGAAGCATCGACCGGCAAGCTGATCACCAAGACGTCGACCAATACCGTCGTGGCGGTCGCGATTGAAACGTGCGCGGCCGGCGAGATCGGCCTCGTCCGCGTCCTGCCCACCGCCGGGTAACAACAAGAAACGTCCGCCGGCACGGACGTCGAGCGCCGTCGCGAGACGCCGCATTCCTTGAAAGGATAGCCGGGCGCGAGAGCGGTGGTTTCGATCACCGCTCTCGTCAGCCAACCACCTCCGGCCCGTCGTGACGACGCGCCTTTCCCCATGATGGAGAAGACAATGACCGCTGGTATCATCAGAAAGGCGCAGCCGACCGTTTCCCAGGTCCACACCGCCGCCCCCCTCACCAACATCGCAATCGCGTACATGCAGAGCAACGACAATTTCATCGCGGACAAGGTCTTCCCGATCGTGCCCGTCGAGTTCATGTCGGACCTCTATTACAAGTGGACGAAGGACGACTTCTTCCGCGACGAAGCGCAGAAGCGCGCCGACGGCCAGGAATCGGCCGGCTCCGGCATGAATCTGACGACCGATTCCTACAAGGCCGCCGTCTGGGGCCTGCACAAGGATATCGGCGACCAGACCCGCCGCAACGCCGACCCCGCGATCGATATCGAGGTGTCGACGACCCGCGCGCTGATGGGGAAGATGCTGATCAGCCGCGATCGCCAGTTCGCGTCGCATTACATGAAGACCGGCGTCTGGGGCACCGACATCACCGGTGTTGCAGCGGCGCCGAGTGGTGGCCAGGTCTATCAGTGGTCGGACGCCACCAACTCCGATCCGTTCAGCGACGTGGCCGATGGCCAGACCAAGATCCTGCAGAACACGGGGCAGATGCCCAACGTTCTGACGCTGGCATGGCCGGTCTATCAGGCGTTGCGCAAGCATCCGCTGGTGATCGATCGCATCAAATATACGATGCAGGCCGATGCTCGCGCGATCACGCCGGAACTGCTCGCGGCCGCGTTCGACGTCGAACGCGTCGTGGTGGCCAAGTCGGTCTATAACAGCGCCAATGAGGGCGCGGCCGGCGTGTACAGCTTCACGGTCGGCAAGAGCGCGATGCTTTGCTATTCGAACCCCGAGCCGGGCCTGATGGAAGCCTCCGCTGGCTACATCTTCGGCTGGGCCGGCTATGATCAGGTCGGCAACGGCATGGGTGTGTCGTCGTGGACCGAGCCGGTTCCGAACCGCGGCAAGCCCGGTTCGACGATCCGCTGCGAGACCGAACTGGCCTATGACATGAAGGTCGTCGGTGCGGACCTCGGCTATTATTTCGACTCGATCGTCGCCTGATTGTCTTGGGCGGCCATGCGCCGCCCGGACTTTCTCGCTCTGGAGAAAGCAATGAGCATCCCCCATGCCCGCAAGCCGGCCCGAGAGATCGAGCAGGCTGGCGGCGCCTATGTGCGTCGCCGCTTCACGATGGGAAACCGTGACCTGATCAACGGCGACATCCTCAGCCCCGCCGATCTGGCAACGATCCGCCCCGCCAATCTCACCGCCCTGATCAACACCGGAAAGCTCGAAACCTTCCCGGCTGGCC